TGTGAACATCTTGTGTATAGGTTACGCGCCCGCGCCCGGTGCCGATGCTGCCGCCGTGAGCGTGTACCAGTTCTTCCCTGTGTCCTCTGCGTAGCCTGTTGCGTCCTCGTCGGCCTGTTCGAGACTCACATCGTCAGACGTGCGATAGATTGCCGTTGCCGTCATGGTCGGCGTATTGAAAGAGATATTCTCTTCTTTCGTCTTGCTCATCTCGTCAGGCTCCGTGAACTGAACCTTTGTGAAACGAACAAAGCGGCTCTTACCGTTCTGTTTCGTGCTCTCGAACATGAGTGCAAAGTAGGGCGCGGCATCCGCCGAGGAAACGGTGATTTTGCCGTTCTCGTACTTGTGACCGAGCAGCAGCGCCTTGTATTCGAGCGGGATGTTACCCATCTCTACGGTCAAGTCATAGCTGCTCGTTGCCGTCGCAACCGCAACCGCCTGATTGTCGGCGTAGAGTTTTTCCTGGTTGTTTTTCGGCCTAATCTGTACCTGCCTGAGCCACGGGATGGATACCGAGGTGTCATAGGTGGCCGCCTTGCCTTTTTCGTCCGTCAAGAGCTTTGCGACGTGACAATTTTTGATACCTACAAAGGGCGAGTTGGTAAGACCGCTAGGAATCGGTGTATCTGCCATTGTGTTATACCTCCATTTCTGTTTCTGTCGTTATCACATAGTCAACGACTAGGATTTTCAAATCTTCATCGTTGATTTCGTGTGTCATCTTGCGCCGATAGTCGCGCTGTTTCATTTCCGCCTGCACGGCCTGATATATCGGCTGATATGCGCCGTTTTTCGTGACGATATGGATGCGCACCGTCACTTCATGCGCTACCTCATCGTTATCGCAAGATAGCGCGGGGATGTCGCTTGCAAGGCCGTATATGATGACTGGATAGGTTCCGGCATCCACGCTCCACCCGTGATAGATAGAGCTTACTCCCTTCGCAAGCAGGGATGAGATGGCTTTCGTTTTAAGTGCGCTATATACGTCTTTCAGAACGTCCATCTAATCATCTCCCTTTGCTGATTGCGTTATGAATCGCGTTCGCAATCTTGTCATGTACGGCTTTACGATTGGCATCCATCGCGGGATAGAGAAATGGCCTGTCAATACGCGGCGAAAATTCGACGTACTGTCCATAAGCCGTTCCTTTTTCGTCTCGCGCATTGGCCGAAATCTCGTAAACCGCGCCGCCGTTCTTGCGCTTTGCCTTGATGGAATCTTTGAGCGCGCCAACATCTAAGCCGCGCCGCTGAATCTCTTTCGAGTTTGCCGCTACGGGGCAGCGGCTTTTCGCGTCGTTGACGATGATTTCTGCGCCCTCTGCGAGTGCTTTTTTCGCGGCGGCTTCGACTTCCAGTCCGTACTCTCTGATACGTTCGACGGCTTCGCGATTGACTGTCACACGGCCGCGTGTGAAGTTCCCACGGTGTTTAGATTGCAGATTCATCTTCAATCAGCTCCTTACATTCGAGCACCGTCCATACATGGCGGCTTTCCGCGTCATACGGCGGCGCTGTCATCGTAAGGATTTTCCCGCGCCATGAGACTGTATCAGTCGGTTTGATGTCCGTCCTGTACCGCACGACTATCCGATAGTTGACCTGATTGACGGTTTCAGAGTAGCCGTCGCGGATAATTGAGCCGCTAGGAAGTACCTTCGCCCAACACGACGCGACTACGGCGGGCGCGCCGCGTATGACGTTGCCGTAAGCATCGCGGGTTTGTGTTGCCCGCATGATGTCGACGCGCTCCCGCAAATCATCAATTGACGTTTGCATGAGCGTCCCTGCCGTAATCATTGCGTCATCCTCCTTCTTCTGGATGGTTTTGCAGCTGAGTTATCATTGACCTCACGATATACGGCAATGACTGCCTGTTGTCGTTCCTTGCATCGCGGTTTGTGTACATCTCTGTAATGAGTGCATACATTACGACGTCTGCGAGAGCGGCGAACTTGCTGTCATTGCCATATCGTGTGTCAAAATCGTCTACGGCTGCGTTTAGGTGGGCGCGGGCGGCATCTATGCAAGATGTAATCAAGCTATCATCATAGTCGGCATCTACCCGAAGGTAGGTCTTTGCTGATTCAAGCGTGATTGCCATGATATACGCCGCCTTTCGTTATGCCGTTGCCGAGATAGAGAGCGAAACGACGGCATCCGCGTCATCCTTGACCACGCCGAAACGCTCAACCGCGCGGACGTAGGTCGCGTACTTTGTGAAGCCCGCCTCCTGCGAAACGGCAACCTCAACGCCCTTGCGCTGGAAGAATGCGAGCATATCGGAGAAACTGCCGATATAGAACGGAATCGCGCTCTTTGCCGTCAGCAGCGCATTGCTGACTACAACAATCTCGCGGCCGCGGAAAATGTACTTCGTCGGGTCCGCGAGGGACTGCGTGAGCAGCGGGCGTCCCTGCGAATCAGTCAGCTCATCGAGATACTCAATGCCATCCTGATTGGTGAGGATTTTCGCGCCTGCGCTGATTGCCGGGTCAAGCGTGACGTTGAGCGCCTTCGTAATGCCCTTCCAGTCCTTGATGGTCGTTGCGGAGAGTTTGGAAAGAATGTCGAGAATCTTTTCATTCTCCGTATTGACGGACTTGCGAGCGAATCGCTGACCGATGAGGGCCATCAGGTCGATGTCGGCATCCTGAAGCAGCTGATTGGAAACCGGGATGATGTCACCGTAGTCCGCGATGCTGTAGGAAATCTGACCGAAGTCGAGGTCTTCCTGATTGATTTCCGTCAGCTCATCGAACTGCACGAGCTTGCCCGTCTCCTTACCGATAGTCGGCATTTTGCCGGACGTGCTGTTTGCCGTCTGCACGTTGCAGAGGGATTTCAGCTCGTAATACTGGCGGCGGTACTCGCGGAGGGTTGCCAACTGCTCCTCAGGAACGAGATAGCCGCCCTTGCTCGGCGTTGCGCCGACCTGTCCCGGCGTGCCGACCACATCGAAAACGCCATGCTGCTTGAGTGCCTGCGTTTCGTCATCCGTAAGCTGTGCGCCGCCCTTGACGATGTCACCGAAAACGAGCTTGTTAAACGCGCGGTTCACGAGCTTCTTTTCGTCAACGGCGCTCGCGCTCTGCTTCATGGCCGGAATCATGCCGCCGATCTGGAAGTCCTCGAGGTCTGCATCCTCGATAGCCTTTGCGGTCTTGTAGTCGCGCACGGCATCTTTGAGCTCCTTCGCGACCTTTGCCGCGTCATCATACTGCTCCTGCGCCTCCAAGTTCTGTACCTTCGATTTGAGGTCTTCGATTGTCTTTTTGAGTTCGTCGGTCTGCTTCATGCTAGTGCCTCCTCTGCTTCAATGAGCGCCATATCAATCTTCAAGCGCTCGCACTTGTTTTCCTTATCATCAACGCGGTTTTTCACCGTGTCGTTAGCGTCCTTCAAGGTGATGTTTTTCGGCATGTGGTCGAGTGGCGTTTCACCTTTCACGCAAGCAACCATATCAAGCGGCTGCATGACCTCCACATCAAAAAAGAGTGCGGCTTCATCACCTGTAAGCCATGTTCCCTCGTTGACCATGTCCGTGATGTCTTGCGCCGTGACATCATCGCGGGCGGCCGCCTGATACACGCTTTCGATGCCATTCTGAATAACATCGAGCATTTCGGCGGTTTTGCGCATATCATCCGACGTTCCCTTCGCCGCCGCAGACGGCTTGTGTATCATGAGATACGCATTGGCCGGAATCTTTCGAGCCTGACAAGCGAAAAAGATTTCCGTCGCGATGGAACAACACCACCCGTCGACAATCGCCGTTGTCTTGCCATCGTGCCGCTTGAGAAAGCTCGCCATCGCTACACCTGCGAATACGTTGCCGCCCGGTGAGTTGATGTAAACCGTGAGGTCTTTTCCTTTCAATTCGTCGAGCTGCTTTTTCAAATCAGCAGGCCATGCGTAATTCTTGCCATCGTCAAACATCTGCGCGAAGGCCGCATCTTTGTTGTCAATGATTTCGCCGTTGATGTAGATTTCGGCGGCATTGCTTTCGGCTTTGTTTTCGATTTTCAGCATAATTTATCACCTCGCTCCTGTCTTACTTTATCTTTACACCTGTCTCAAGATTTCTTTCACGGTTCTTGACCGTCATTGTTGTTTTTCGCGCCGTCCTGATATGCTTTGCCGATGTCCTCAAGTCTGACGTATGCGCCGTTAATCATGTGGACATCGCCGCCATTCGTCGGCGGGCGGTCAAGCAAAGAAAGCGCATCATTAGGCGAATAGATGCCCGCCTGGACAAGTTTCTGAATAACGTCGGCCTGCTGTGTTGGGTCGCCGCGCAGGATGACGGCAACGTTAAACTTGAACTGCATCCCTGCATCCTGCTCTTTCACAGTCAAGAGCTTTCTGTTTAGCTCTTGCTCGTAAAGCGTGACGTTGTAAAGCAGGGTATTGACGTAAAAACTCAAGTTCTGCGCCGCACTGTTCGCGTAGCTGCTCTTTGAGTAGTCGTTGAGGTGGTTAGGTTCAACGCCAAAAGCCGCCGCAATTTTGAGCGCGTTGTATTTCGTCAGCTCGTAAAACTGCGAATCTGTAAGCTTGAGGTCAAGCGTCTGGATGTCTGTTCCGACTGGGAGCGAGATAAGCCGCCGCCCGTTCTCGCGGGCCTGTTGCTCGATGTTGTCAAGCAATACGCGCTGTCTTTCTTTGCTGAGTTCGCCGACATACTTGACTACCGCGTTTGCCGTCAATCCTTTCTGATAGAGATTGTTCAGAAACTCCTGCGCGGCTTTGTTGCCCGTCATATTCGTCGCGAGGATTTCCCTGACGGATTTGCCCGCAAGGCCGTTCCGCTCCGTTATCCACGATGTGACGTGAAGCATGTCATCCGGGTTAATCCAATAAGATTTGCCCGTTGACGTGTCCGTGTAGTAGTAATAATACTTGCGGCTCGAAAACATATCCGTATTGTTGAGCCAAATCTGCACGGCGCGAGGGTCGAGCGCGTAAAGTCCTTCAAGTCTGCCGCGTACATCGCGTTGAATGTATGCGTAAGCGTTGCCGTAGTGGTTGCGGCAATATTCGAGATAGGTAAAAAACTTAATGGGCGTTGTCGCGGAGTTCGGCTGAATCGACAATACCCTATTTGTCTCATGTCCCTTGACGCGATTCTTATCGGCGTCCATGAGGTAGACAGGCATTTTACCGATAGATTCCGAAAGCGTTTTGAGACAGGTGAAATATGTGATTTCCGACAGGTCTGAGGCTGTCGGTGAAAGTCCCGCAAAGTCGCGCCATGCGGACATGGTTGTGATAGGCTGACCGTTGCCCGTAATCGCGTTCTTCACTTTCGCCGCCGTGCTTGCGATGGTTTTAAAATTCACTCTTTACCACCCTCCTTCTTCTTTGGTTTCGTTGCGTCTAGCCAATCATCGAGCGCGTCATTTGTATTGATAGTGCCCTGCTTGTGCATTGTCCATAGCTTCCATGCGTCTATGATTGCGTCGCATGGGTCGATACGGTTTTTCTGCGTCATCTTGTCAATCTTGATTTCTCCAAAGCTGTTAGGCTCCGAAATAATCGCGTTGACCATGCTCCACGTCAAGAGCGCGTTCCGCTTGTCGTAGCGGACTTGTCCCGCTTTGACGGAGAGCTGAAAGTCTTTCGTCGCGTCATTGAGTGACCGCGCCGATTGCTTTACCTCCGTAATGTCACAGTCCAGGATAAGTTCAAGGTCTGACAAAAACGCCCCTGCATTGTGTGCGTCATATCCTGCCGAGATAATCTTTATCCCGTATTCCTGCATGATCGCGCGGAGGTCGTGCGTGATGAAATGATAATCTGTTTTGATACCATACATCCCAGACGTCGCGGTAACGAGCCCTTTTTCTTTCCACAGGCCGTAAGGTACGTCATCTGTACGGATATGCTCCGCAAGCCGCAAGGCGGGGATATACGATTTTGACCAGATGTAGACTTTTTCATCGTCAAGCGGGAAAAGCAGCGCGATGGAGGTCAAGTCTCCGCCACTTGAAAGGTCGATACCTAGGATTGCCTGACGCCCTCGCATATCCGCAAGCGTCATGTCGCAGCCGCACTCTGTCCATTTCTTCGCGTCGATAAACGCGCCGCCCGTGTAGGTACACCACCTGTTGAGCGATTTCGTGAGAAAGTTTATCAGGTCATCGCCCTGTTTTTCTTTCGCGTCAATGGCCTTTTCTGCCATGCGTGCGAGCATTTCGTCGTTGAGTGTGTTGTCAACGTTCCAAAGGTGAAGCGGGTTTGCCTTCGCCCAGTTCTTAGGCTCCCAGATGTCATCATCTTCATCCATCTCAGCGATAAAAATAAACAGGGAATCTTTCTCAATCGCGCCCGCAAGCACTTTTTTGCAAAATTGATATTGCTCGTAGCACGGCGCATTGAGATTGAAGCCCGCCGTTGTGATGGCAAGCGTCAACGCATTGTCAACGGTAATCTGTCCGTCAAGCATGAGTTTATACATCTGGTCGGTCTGGTGCGCATGGTATTCATCAACTACGGCGAGAATCGACCGAAAGCCATCTGCTGATTTCGTATCGCGACCGATGGCCTTGATTGTCGTTCCCGTTACCTTGCTGACTATCGTATGCTCGTATTCCTTCACCTTGTAAAGTTCCGCGAGTTCCGCGTCGGATTTGATAAACTTGTTGACCTCGCCCCAGACAATGTTTGCCTGGTCTTGCTTTGTCGCGGTGCAGAACACACGCCCCATCTCATAGCCGCTGAACGTCGCGAAGTCGTTGCAAAGTTCGCCCGCTATGAATGATTTGCCGTTCTGTCTGCCTACTTGTATATAGGCTTCGCGATACCGTCTGATATTCGACCGCTTTTTCCTCCATCCAAAAATGTTGCCTAGGATGAAGTTCTGAAAACCGCGCGTAACGAGCGGCTTTCTCTGTTCACCTTCGCCGATTGTGAGAGTATTGGCGATGTCGATATGTTTTTCAGCGGCCGCGACATCGAAAATATACGGAAAGTCTTTTCGTTCCATATCGTCAAGGTGGCGCTTGCACGCTTGATATTCCGCCCGACCGCACAACTTGCCGCCGCTAACGATGAGCCGCGCGTATTCCGTTGTACGGTCTTGCATTTATCTCACCCCTTAGACGTATTTCAGGAACTTATTGACCTTCTTTTCTTCTTTCGTCGGCACGATGAGCTTGAGCCTGTCAGTCGTTGCAAGGCCGAGTTTTGTACTCATCTTCGCGATGAGTTCAGCTGCTTTGACCTGCACGTTCACCGCCGGATTCATCATCCTGCCACTCTTGCCCGTAATAACTGCGCCGTCCTTCTGGATGGCAAGGCTTGCTTTCGTGTAGCGGTCAAATTGGTCGGCGTAAATTGCAAGCGCTGCAACATCGAGATTATCGAGCAAGTCGATTTTCGCCGCTTCATCAACTACGCGGTTATACTCTAGCGCAGCCTCATCCGATAGCCATTCCGGCGCACCGCGCTCCAGTGTCTTGCGGTCTATCTTGAGGTCTTTTTCCTGTTGCTCCCGTGACGCGCGGGACGCTTTGGAAATCTTCCCCGTAGATATACCGACTACTTTTCTAGGTCTTGCCATGCTTTTCACCTCCCGTTCGCCTGTGTCCTGTGCTAGTGTACTTTTTCGTAAAATGTCCATCATTAAAAGTTTTTAGCGTTTTTGCGAGAAAAAACAGGGGCGCGTTGCAACAGAACATTCCCTAAAACTTTCTCAGCCCTCCCCTAGGGGGCTTCTATTCGTTCGTGAGTGGTTTTATATGCGTCAACTTCTAAATCCTCTCAGAAACGAATCTGCGCGCTTGTCTCAGTTCATGAATCATCTTCACTTTGTCCGCTTTGCTATGCGCGTAGGTCGCATGAACCATCTCATGCGTAGCGTGTGACAAGTAGATAAGATTGTCCGCGTCCAATTTCAAGCTGTCCGCATCATGGACTGGAACGATGTGATGCGCCGCGTTGCCCGGTATGACTTTCCCTGTCTTGTAAAAGACGTATTCATCCATACCGCAAGCCCGCGCCTTGACGTACTGCCGCAAGTAGTTCCACGCCTGTGATGAGTAGAACTTCGTATCGGCTTTACGTCTGTCTTTGTTGTACTCTTTGTGTCTGCAAGTATGCTTTTCATCCTGCCGGATTGACTTGCCGCAACATGGGCATATCTTCATAAGCATACCTTCAACCTCCTGTCATTCCTCCCGTCATTCAATCCGTGATAGAAAATCGACTAAGTGAAACTCTGTATCTTGCGGTGTAAATATACCCGCACTAGCCGGGCCCATCTAAGTTCCCTTCGTCAAGCTAGCACTTTCCGCCCACCTTGAGACGTACTCCCTCTGACAGTATATC